ATGACCGGCAATAATATTGTTCTTTTCCGTGAACGCCTGACTGCACTGGTGCGTTCATTACAGATTGCGCCTGACGTTGCCGAAAATCAGGTACTGGACCGGATGGCGCTCTGCTTTCGCAAGTTGCTGAATTTTTTCGCTGAAAACAATGAACTGACGCAGCAGGTGTTTTTGCTGCCACCTCTGGCGCAAGAGACACAGCGTTTGCTGATCAACCTGATGGCAGAAAACCTCGTGCAAAATCAGCAAAGCAAACTTTTCCGCAAAGAAATTTCTGCCGTCATGCTCGCGCAATGTTTTACCGGCATGCTGGTACAATTCGCGCAAGATCCCGCAGATCCGGCATTACGTCATCAGCAAAGTCTGGCCTGTGCAAAACTGTTCTGCGAAGGCGTTTGGCTGCGGGAGTTATAGTTCAAAACTTCATAAAGAAAGCAAAAATGGTTGGTTCAGTTTGTCGTTCATAAAAGGTTTACTACGTTCATTCCCGCGGCAGGCATCGTTTGCCACGATTTTGAAACCAGCGTTAAAGAAAGCTTTGATTTTAAAGCTGCGATTAACCGGAGGCCTGTATGTCAATCACTGTACACACTGCTGAGCGCCGTTCGCTATGGCAACGTATCACGCACCGCAAGGTCAGTTATCCACCAGCGGAGAGGGCGCAGGATACATCCCGTCTGCTGGAAAGCTTTCTCGCCACAGGCTGTCTTTACGGTATTGATGTGGGGAACAGTGATCCGGCCTGGTTTCGCCGCTCCTGATCGTTATATCCGTTTATTGCGGTTCAGTTACTGGAACGAGCTGTGCCATGAGAGAAGCCTTCTCCTGAAATTATGTGCTGTACCCTGAATAGCCGGTGTTTCCGCTGCGGATAACGCAACCGTGATATCTGTTATTCAGGTTGTTGTGGAAAGTCTCTCTGACCTCGTCGTAGAAATTTTAGTTCTCTCTCATTTGTTGAGCCCATAACTTTCGCCGGTTATGGGTTTTTTTATGCAAAAAAAAGCCCCGCAGTCAGGCGGGGCGACATACTAACGCCGTTAACAGGGGTAAAACGGCGACTAAAAAGAATATAAGTAAAACCAAGGAAGGGTAAATAGGATTGCAGTGATGATTCCACAACCCGGAAATAAAGTACCACAGAAAAATATATAATTATAAATACATATTTTATATGAAATTAACTATAACATTCATTCGAAATATTGATAATACCGACAGAAATAATTAGTAATAAATAATAAAATTAAAACCGATAATTTATCTACAGAACCACGGAACTCTGCAGGTAATATTAATACGAGTCTAACTCATTGAAAATATATATATAATAAATTCAAGTATCCAATTAAATGATAAAGGAATACATCATGAAATTAAAAGCATTGGCACTTATTATCCCGGCATTACTGGTTGCAGGCGCAGCTCATTCCGCAGAAATATATAATAAAGACGGCAATAAACTGGACCTGTATGGCAAAGTTGATGCACGTCACCAATTTTCAGATGATGCAGGTCAGGACGGCGACGTAACGTATGTTCGTGTAGGCTTTAAAGGTGAAACCCAAATTACCGATCAACTGACCGGTTACGGCCAGTGGGAATACAACGTCCAGGCTAATAATTCTGAAAATACAGGTACATCAGGCAACGCCACCCGTCTGGGCTTTGCAGGTCTGAAATTCGCTGACTTCGGTTCATTCGATTACGGCCGTAACTACGGCGTTGTGTATGACATTGAAGCCTGGACCGATATGCTGCCAGTGTTCGGCGGCGATACCTACACCTCTTCTGATAACTTTATGGTTGGTCGTACTAATGGCGTTGCGACTTACCGTAATACAGACTTCTTTGGTGAAGTAAAAGGCTGGAACTTTGCGCTGCAATATCAGGGTGCGAATGATGGCGATAACAACAGCGAAGACATTAACTATACACCAGCAGGTGAAGGCACGAATAATGGCCGCGACGTTCGTCATCAGAATGGTGATGGCTATGCTCTTTCTACCACTTATGACTTCGGCATGGGTATCAACTGCTAACTGACTATTATTTAAGAGTAAATGTTCATCCCTGCAAAACTCCTGCAAAATTCTTCTGCAAAACGGAACCTTAATTAAACAACAACTTCCTTCCAGTCTTTCCCCCGGTCGTCGTTATACTTCTCCGTCATTTGACTATTTTTATGTCCAAGTAAAACTTGCGTGTTTATTCCTTGCTCTCTGAACAAGCGTTCCGACAATGACCTCTGTTCATGGAATGTTGGAGGATTCTCTCCCTCCCACAGCAGACCACTTTTATCTCGGGCTTCAGCAAATCCTTTTGAGAGTGTGCTTTTAGTTATCTGCCCACCACGGGTACAGTTTCTTCGTGAACGGTGATGATGCAAGATCCACTGACTCAAAACAGAATCTCGGCATTCAGCTATGACATCCTGAAGAGACAGTCCCAACGCCTCACATTTCAAAGAAAGGGGTATAGCTACTTTAGCCCCGTTTTTTTGCTGAACTACATGAAGTTTGTCATCCCAGATATCAGTAAATTTCAACTTTGATATATCTCCTATCCGTTGGCCTGTAATTAAGGCCAATAGCATTGCCCTGGGAATATGCACCGGTAACGTTAATGCAGCCGAATAAATGGCTTTCCATTCATCAAATGAAAGTCTCTGTCGTGAAACTTTTGCCCGAGGTTGTTTTGTTGCCTTCGCAGGGTTATAACCAGCCGGAACTTCACCTGCATGCTGAGCTTCTTTGAATACATCACTTAGATTCGAACGCACCATCTGCGCCATCCTTCCCTGACCTTTTTCAATGTAAATATCGAGGATCCCAGCAATATCTCTGGCACCGACTTCCGACAATGGTTTTATCCCGCAATGAGAAATTAATGCTCGTAAAGAAGGTTCCCGCAGTTTCGCAGTATCGGGCTTTATTTCGCCAGCCTTAACCCTTTCTAGCTGAATCGCTCTATATTTATCAACCCATGCATTGGTAGTGATACCTTTATTCACTTCACGGCTAATTTCATTTCTTACTCTCAGAAGATTTGCCATTTTCCTCTGATTGAGTTGCATATTCGCATCTATTGCGATTGCTTTTGCCTCCTCTTCGTTGTCCCCCAAACCGTGGAACTTACCTGTGGCTGGATGCTTGTAACGCCAGTAAACCTTATTGGTTCTGGCGTCCAAGTAGCACGACAGCCCGGGAATATTCACGTTATATTTACGTGGACGTGCCATCTTCGAGAATCCTCATTAAACGTGGATCTATATCCTTGTTGATCACAGGCTTCTCAGCTATCCCAATGAAACGCGCTGATGCTTCAACACGCCAGCACCGCCCAGCTTTAAAGGGCAGGGGGTATATCATTCCATTTTTCGCATACCTCATCAGCGTTGGTCTGCTAGGTATTGGCGCGGAAAACTCTTCGAGAGCCCATTCATCAAGCGTTAATGTTCTCGTCATATATCACTCCACACGTTTAATTATAGCCAGCTGCACACCGGTTTACTGACTGACCCGAAATCGGCCGTAATATTTTCCAGCTCGCCACCATAGCATTTTCATACCTGGCGGCACTGCTGGCGCAAACTCAACCGGAACAAACCACAGATTCAGCATTCTTTTCACGCAAAACCGCCTGACGAAATGTGAACGGGTTGTCTCAGCCATGGCTTCTTTCCCTCTGTTCGATTACTTCCAAACCCAACTTTAAGGCCAGCGCATGTTCAGCTCTGGCGCCTGCGCTGAACTGCCAACCGGTAAGCAGGTAAATCGCTTCGGCGCGTTGCAGCATCGTCAGGCCGATAGCCATGTAATCAGCTTTTGTTAGGCCATCAGGCATGATTGCCGGATTCAGTGGCACATGCTTTTCAAATGACAGGTTTATAGCTGCCCGTTTGAAAGCAGGGCGGTTGAAATGTGGCAGGCCTGTCATTGGCCCGGCGATATAAACTTTCATTTCAGCCCACCCTCGTAGCCGTGCGCAGTACCTGATAAATCTGGTGTGCGATAGTGCGTTCATTACCCACAGGGCAGGCTTTGAAATATTCATAAGCGGCGGTGATCGCCACCTGGTGCTTTTCCAAAAAGTCGGTTTTAAGGCGTGCAATTTCGGCTTGTTCTTCAGTATTGCGGCGGAACCAAACGCTATAAGGGCCGTCCTCGGTATCGTGAATTGAGGCAAGGAACCAGCCTTCACCGATTGGCGGAGTAGGGTTCCACGCAGAAACATCAGCTTCGCCTACTTCATAGGCGGCCTGAATATCGTCAGCTGCTGGATCGGCATCAAGTGACAGGGTATAAACCTCGACACCCTGAGCTTTTGCCCACGCTTCAAATTCGCCTGGCGCTGGGTATTCGTTACCGTTGGCCGGTTCGAAGAAATCAGGGTGAGTCCAATATCCCAAGTTATCGGCATTGCGTTCTGGTGTGACCGGTTGAATAAGTTTCATGGCTGCATTCCTAAATAAGTGATTTCCAGATTTCGGCGTGAGCGAATCCCTTGCCAGCATTGGCAATTAAATTTCAGTAATAACGATTCACTAAATGCCCCAGTGGACCAGGGCATTTAAGGCCGCGCTATCAGGCTTTGAACTCTCCGATGAATGTTTCTACTTCAACGTCGGTGAAATTGGTTTCGAGCAGCTCGCGGAACTCGGTCGCCATCAGTTCTTCAGCCGTTTCCAACTGCACGATGCGCAGAACCAGCACCGGAGCATTGCCGCCGGTCAGTACGCTGTAGCGCAGGCGGAATCGGCGTTCTCCCAGCCCTTCATATGGCACGCACTTAAATTCGAATGCCGCAGGCATGACTTCTTTGCTTTTTGCCTCAACGCTTTCCATCACTGAGCGCTTGGCGCCGAAATCACTATCTTCATGATCCGCAGAACTGGATGCTTCGATGGTAATTTTACGGACGCCGCCGATCGCTTTCTTGATGTCCAGCACTTCTCCGTCAGCGGTGAAAGCCATCAGGAATTCAGACCAGTCTTCGAGCCACTCGGCCAGATCCTTCTGTGAGTTTTTATCGCCATTGATGTTCAGCAAAGCCTGGAATGGCGCAGTGCGTTTCAGTTTCAAAACTGCGATGTTATCTGCGTGACCTGGTGCAGTCAGAGTGCCAAGGTTAAACACAGTCACCGCTGCCATGTTGTCAGCATTAATGAAGCTGCGGGCGCCTTCGCCTGCGTAATCTTTGCAGTAGCGGGAGAAATCCTGAATGCTGGCGGTTTCCATTTTCCCGCGGAAGCGGAACCGGCCATCTTGCAGGTTTTCAAGCGAATGAATACGGACAGATTCAGGCAAAGCAACAGCAGGGCAGTCTGCTGAAGACAGGCGTTCTTCCAGCAGATTAGAAAGGGACATATCCCGGACTTCTTTGATTGCTGATGCGTCTAAAACTTGAGACATAACAATCTCCTTTTATCGGATGGTTAAACGATGCTTATCGCGCGTCACGGAGTTTGCCGTCAGGATCTCCGGCGATGGTGAACAACTGGCCCTGATCTTCCTGCATGATGGTCAGCTTGCCGCCTTTGCCCACGTACATAGGGGTTTCGGTAGTGTCTTCTTCCGACGTTTTTCCGCGAGGCGTAGGCGCTGAGAACTTCAATTTGTGAGCCAGCATCACGCGTTTTTCTTCCATCGAATTACTGATTCGGGAAACATCAATCTCGATGGACACTTTGCCTTTACCACCGTTATTCAGAACACCCAGAGCGGCAGTATTCAGCGCGGCGGCGATTTTGTTTTCGAAAATACCGGCGTCCAATTCGGAGAGAAACTCCGGGACGTTGGTCATACGACTTTCAGCCATTTTCATGCCCTCATTATCGCGGCGCACACCGCGGGAAATTACTCACACACATAGACAAGGGCAGCCGGTAATGCACAGGGCGTGCTGGGTGGGGCCAGCGAACCCTTGTCTATGCCTGCGAAAAAATTGGCGGTGGTCATGATCAGAACATTATCTTCGCTCCCCCTGATGTTGGATGGTTGAAGAGTCATGCCACCGCCGAATACAGCTACACACAGCAATTATCGAGGTTCCACGTCGATCTGATTGGGCGGCGGGAGTCGAACCCGCAATCGGGTAGGGAACCCGACCATCACCAGAATGCTTTGCACAACGGGAAGAACACTGGGACTGTGGTCATACTGGGTTTATGGTAAGTGAGTTCATCAACCCCCCAGTGTTCTTGCCGTTGTGTGCCTGGTCACTTCTCCACCTCAGGCGGCGGTGTTATCTTGGTAGTTCTCACACAGCCAAGAAGGAAATGAAGGTGGAAAACGCTTCGACTAATTTAGTCACTTTAGCCCGTAGGATTGAAGCTCTTGAGAACGCATTCACGGTAGCGCTTCATTCCGTTTCAACTGCCTTACCCACAGTAAAGAGCGACGTCATTGAAAATCTAAATCGTCATGCTCAAGCTTATAAAGGTAAGGATCCTGCCGTTGCCTCTGCAACCAAGTTGCTTATTAACCGAATTGAAGCTTTCAATCCGAAGATAAGAGATTAATTTTGGTAATCTCGCCGCCTTCCAAAAAGGCGGCTACTTGGTGTCCATGCTTTTGCAAGATTTCAGAAACAGTTTCTTCAATTAACTCTTCATTCGAAGATCCCAAACCAATAATTTTCGGTTCTTGCTTATCCATCCTGATACCTCATTAAGCTGCAGCGTTCTTGCCGTCGTGCTGCTGATACCTGAGAGAATCATTCGATGCTTCTTTGCCACCTGCAACTACTGCGTGGGCATCCACGTTGATCACTGCTGATGGTGTAAATCTAAAATAATTTAGTTTTTAATGCAACAGTGAAAACTAAAAATATTTAGATTTTTAACTGAAAGGTGTTTTGAATGAAGTAGGGCTAGTAGGAAGGGGGGATCAACGCCGTCTGAATTTTCGGTGCTCTACCATTACGCCAATTATTGATATGGGTTCTTGGTCAGAATGTTTTGTTGGGAAATCTTGATTTAGAGGCACAAGGGAAAAAATCTCATTACCCCCAGCATCTCTGCCACGTGCTCTGTATTTTTTGAATGTTGCTTCATGTTCACCATTCTTCGCTACAACGTAATCACCAGGCAGCGGACCTATGTCCGGATCAACGATAATTAGATCACCTTCAGTAAACTCTGGCTCCATTGACTTTCCTTTGATTTTTAAGGCAAAAGAACGGGGTGATAGTCCTATGTCAGTTAGGATGTAGTCAATATTACCTTCAAGGTTGCTTGCGTCCGACGCGGATGTCCAGATACCAGCCTGAACGTAACTGATAATGGGGATCTGGCGTGTCCCAAATGATGCGGGAATGATGTTAGAAATTTCTTCTTTACCGTAAAGAATGAAAGCCTCAGAAACACCGAAAAAAGCCGCCAAATTACTCAAAGACTTCCCACCCGGTTCATTCAGGTCACGTTCCCAGTAGCCAATAGTCACATCACTAACACCTAACGCCTTTGCGACCTGAGCTTGAGTCAGTTTCCTGTCTTTACGAAGGTTTTTTATCCGCTGCCCTTGGGTAAGCATTTTCCATCCTCTTAATGAACCTAAGTTATTTTAGTTTTTATTGATCAAAATAAAATTAAATAATACTATCTAAATTAATTTAGAAACCGGAGGTGTTATGACGACGAGTGACCTTGAAAAATATTTTGGCGAACCCGGTAAAGTCGCTGAGTTTTTTGGGATATCCCCTGAAGCATTTTATTTGTGGAGAAAGCGCCCTGGCCAACTGATCCCAAAAGGCCGAGCTGCCGAGGCTGCATATAGAACCAAAGGTGAACTGAAATACGACCCAACACTTTACAAAAAGGCTATCACCAGTGGCGAACAACCATAACTACCAAAGGGAAAACAACATGGTAGACCTGAAATCAGTAGTTAAAACGATGTGCAAAGCCTATCCCGGCGGTCGGTCTGCTATGGCTGGCGCTCTGGGCATGACTGAAACGCAGTTCAACAACAATTTGTACGAAAAGAACGGCTGCCGGTTCTTCGAAATTGCCGAGCTGGAAGCGATGGAAGACATCAGCGGCACTAATCATCTGGCGGATTACTTCGCCCAGCGGCGCGGTGGCTTTTTCGTTGAAATCCCAAATCGCGATGAGCTGGACCACGTTGATCTGTTTATTAAGGGCGTAAAGGTGGCTGCAAAGAGCGGGAAGGTGGATCAGCAAATCAACACGTCTATTGCAGATGACGGCGTGATTGATCAGAACGAGAAGGCCGAGATTATGGCGCTGCATTTCAAGCACTTATCTGCGCGCGATGAGTATGTGAAGTCAGTTGTGGCTTTGCATGAAAGGGTTGACGCCTCAGGAGTGCAGTCCCGAGGCGTCGGCGCATTAAAAACGTGTGTGGAGTAATTAACGCATGAACAGTTTACTCATAAAAGCTGGCGTCCCGCAAATGCGCTGCAGAGCGACTGGCGGCAACAAACAAGCTTTGTCGTACGAAGTGATGGTATCGGGCCACTGGGTACCGTGCAACTACCAGATCGTCCGGTGGTGGGTAGGTTACGTCAGGGTGAGAAGCCGGAAGGTGACTGCATGTCTGAAGAAATCCAAACGCTGGACAGGCACTACAAGGATTGGCGGGGCGTTGTGGTACACGTCGTGGGCTTCGACAGAGCAGGGGATCGCGTCATCTTCATGCGTGCCGGTTACCCGCATGAGTGCGCCCAGCCGGTTGAGTTATTCCGATCGCGGTTTGAGAGGGTGATGACCGATGAGCAATAAACTTCAGGGGCTGGTTTGGGATGCATGCGCGCCGGCTGGCTTATCTATTTCGCAGGTGGCAATCATGTCTCGGCTTGCTGATTACAGCAACGACGACGGTATTTGTTGGCCTTCGATCCCGCGTATTGCCCGTCAGGTAGGCGCCAAAAGTCCGAACACAGTTCGCAGTGCATTGAAGGTTCTCGAGGCTGGCGGCTGGCTAAAAGTGCAGGAACGTAAAACCAAAGGGCGCAACACAAGCAATATTTACCGCCTAAACGTGGGAAAGCTGATTCAGGCAGCAGCAGAAGCAAATTCCAATGATACCCCTTCAAATTTTGAAGCATCAGATTCTGAGGTATCAAAAATTGAAGCCTCAAAATCTGAGGGTTCAAATAACAACGCGGTAACTGCAATTAGCCCTTCAAATTTTGAAGCCGATCCACAAGTAACTACAACACCTGATCCACAAGGTAATAAAACCCTTAGTCCGGCCGCTTCGCAGCCAGACGACGACACTGATGAAAATTTTCTGTCTCTTCATCCCGAAGCGGTGGTGTTCAATGCCAAAAAACGCAAGTGGGGCAGCGCTGATGACCTGACCGCAGCCGAATGGATTTGGGGAAAAATCATCCGCATGTACGAACAGGCTGCTGAATGCGACGGCGAGATTGCACGACCGAAAGAACCGGACATGACGCTTTGGGCAAATGAAGTCCGCCTGATGTGTACTGCCGACGGGCGCACCCATAAACAAATCTGCGAACTGTTTGGCCGCGCTAACCGCGACACTTTCTGGTGCAAGAACATCCTGAGCCCGTCGAAACTCCGTGAGAAGTGGGATTACCTGACACTCAAACTTAGCGCTACCGTCCCAACTGACACCTCTGCTGGCGGGCACTGGAACAGCGCCGAAGCATGGGAGAACACCCTGTGAACAAAATGATGATGGCAATTCAAAATCGGGATGCCGGTGTACTTGCGCAGTTGATGCCCAAAGATAAACCTCAGCGCGTCGTGAACCCTGATGCCGAGAAGATGGTCGATACGTTGTTCGCCAACCTGATGCTGATTTTCCCTGCTGCCCGCCAGACCGCACTCAACAGTTCGCTGGACATCGCAGCTGCGAAACGGCAATGGATCCTGGCATTTGCGGAAAACGGAGTGACTTCGCTGGAACAGGTGAAAGCCGGTATGCGCATCGCCCGCCAGCAGGAAACAGACTTCTGGCCGAGTTGCGGCAAGTTCATTGGATGGTGCAAGTCCGGAGCCGCAGAGAGCGCTGGCCTGCCGTCAGTGGATGATGTGATGGATGAATTTAACCGCTATAGCGCAAGGCGCGGTGACTATAACTCACCAGCGGACTACCCTTGGCCAGCGCCGATCATGTACTGGATTGTGACCGACGTTCGCCGAATCATGCTGCAGAACAACTATACGGAAGGTGAAGTGAGAAAATCGGTACAACATCAACTGAATACATGGGCGAAACGCTTAGCTAAAGGCGAAAAAATACCGGCCCCCATAACTCAGTTGGCAGCGCCAAGTAAACCATTGGGACAGACTCCAGCACAGCTGATGTATGCCGAGTATCAACGTAAGAAGCGGGAGGGGTGGTTATGAGATCTTATTCCCTGGCGCTTTCTCAACAAAAAGAGAAAGAAACGCACTTCTTAAAGGATGTTGGGGATCAGTGGCGGACGCCTGATGCTCTTTTCTGGGGAATCAATGCCATGTTCGGCCCCATTGTTCTCGATCTGTTCACTGATGGAGAGAATACTAAGTGTCCGCATTTTTACACTGTCGAAGACAATGCCTTGAGTAAGGACTGGTCTGCTCATCTGAAAGAGCTTAACGGTGCAGCCTTTGGCAATCCGCCGTATTCCCGCGCAAGGCGACGTGAAGGGCAACAGATCACTGGTATGAGTCATATTCTCAATCATACTTTCAAGATGCGTGAAAAGGGTGGCCGATATGTATTTCTTATAAAAGCGGCTACGTCAGAGGTCTGGTGGCCAGAGAAAGCTGATCACATAGCCTTCATCCGTGGGCGTATAGGATTTGAACTGCCTGCGTGGTTTGTCCCTGCCAATGATAGACAGATACCTTCCGGGGCGTTTTTTGCTGGCGCCATAGCAGTGTTTGATAAGAAATGGCGAGGACCTGCCTTCAGCTATATCGACCGTGAAGAATTGCTAAGGCAAGGTGCGCTATTCCAAAACCACATTCATACCAAGCCCAACAAACTGCAGGCACCAGTCAAACAAATCATTCCAGTGCTGGAAACGGCCAACGGGGGATGGACAGAAGAGGTTGACCGGCTTTTTGATAAGTTATCAAGGGCATCTGAGCTTAATCCTCAGTTGCAGAACAAGTTGCGTCTATACATCAATCGCCTTAAAAACGACGGTTTCAAATCTACAGAGATTCTCAGTACCGCTCAAATACTGGCCCGTAAAATGGGAGCAACAGTATGAATGAACTTCAGAAAATCTGGCTCGATGCTTACCGTGGTTACTTGAAAGCCGCATCAGTAACTGGCGAGCATTGCCCGTCTGATTACGACAGCGCGCGGGAACATGCTGATGCTGTGCTGAACAGCCTGTTTAAGGCTGGGGAGAGGGCTGAATGAGAGCACTCTTAAAGCCATATCCACAGAGGGATTTGGGGATTGTGCTATTACGGCCGCCAGGTGAAATGCTGCAGCATTTCAGCGGCAAACGCCTGCTAATAACCGATGAACCGGCGGATCTGCGCGGGGCGGCTGACGGTTTGGTACCGGTTGAGGCTCAACCACTATCGCGAGATCCGCGCCTGTCTGGATTTCTGGCCTCAGAGCGAGTTATCAACCTTGTCGGCGGGTGGGGTGCGCTAACATTGTGGGTTAAGCGTAACCGAGGCTGCCAGTGCACTAATTTTGGCGGTCAATATCATCACCATGAACTGGTGCAGTCTCGCCGTGCGCGTGGTGTTGTGTCTCTGTGTTGGACCCATGACAACGAATATCACGGGAAAGAATCGGTAAAACTCGATGCTGCAGCCCTGTCGAATACTACTGAATTTGTGACCGAGGCTATCCGCGAGCGTTCCCGATTGTCCGTTGGACATCAACTGACCCTGCCGGAACTTTGCTGGTGGGCAACGAGTAAGGGGCTGGCGGCGCAACTGCCGGAGGAAATCATATGCGAAGCGCTTGGCATGAAATACCAGCCTCCAGGCACGCAGTTGAAAGAATCCGACATTAACCCCAGCGAACAAGAGCCTCGGGAAGTGATGGCGAGCAACATCAAACCGGTGCTGGCGCTGGCCGTTGATCCGGAAACTCCAGAATCTTTCATGCTTCGCCCGAAGCGCCGCCGGTACGAAAACACCAAATACACCCAATGGGTAAAGCGCCAGCCATGCTGCGGCTGTGGTAACGGGTCAGATGATCCGCACCACATCACCGGCAATGGCTTTGGCGGTATGGCAACAAAAGCGCATGACTTGTTTGTGATCCCGCTGTGCAGACGATGTCACGACTCACTTCATGCGGATACCCCGGCTTGGGAAGAAGAACACGGCACACAGGAATTTCTGGTGTTGAAGACATTAGACCGCGCGCTGGCGATGGGTGTTATCGCTACCGGCAAGCAAAAATAAGTGTGGAGTCAGCATGAACCTTGAAACGATTTTGAAGCATTTTTCCCCGAAAGGCTTATCCATCAGCGACAGTTCCCGCGCGACGGCCAGCGACGCATTTAACATCACCGATATTATGGCGGCGCTGGGGATGACACAAAGTGACGCGGAATTCGGCCTGCGCCTGTTCCTGGCAAAAGCCGGTATCAGCCAGCAAGATAGAACGATAGCGGTCGGCATGCTGACGCAGTACGCCAAACAGCACGCACCGAAGCATATCGGCAAAGTCGCAGGGAGGCGCATGGCTGAATGCCTACACATTATGGCAAAAATGGCGTTTGAAGATTATGCGCGGTCGGCGGCGGCCACTTATGATTGTCCGTGCTGCTCTGGCACCGGTTTTTTGAGAGAGAAGAGAACCTTCAGAAATCATTTGGCAATCGACCGCCGGGAATATCTTGATGCGCTACCGGGCAATTTAGGCCTGCTTTACCGCAATGAAATGAAGTCCAAAACGGAAGGTGAAGAGATAGTTGATGTCATTTGCCAGCCGTGCAAGGGGAAGGGGACCATCTCAAATCGTTGCCGCTGTAATGGCACCGGCCGCGTGCGTGACCTGGAGAAATCAAACCTTCTCGGCGTTCCGGTCGATAAGACTTGTGATCGGTGCGCGGGCAGGGGATTCAAAAGGACACCAGGCACAACGGCCTACAAAGCGATTGTAGCACTGCTGCCTGACCTGCAGGAAAGAACATGGAATCGAAATTGGCGACCGCTATATGAGTCGCTGGTGACCAAATGTGAGCAGGAAGAGAATCACGCTGATGCTGTATTCCAAAGAATCACCAGCAAATGAGCATTTTGTAAGCCCCACATAACTAATGAAAATTTTGTCAGTTAGATATCTTACATCCAGCAGGCTACGAAGATTCAGTAAGTGCTAGATGCGCCGGGGTTCCGGCGCTTTCTATTTTACAATGCCGTGATTGCAAAATGCTAAGTTCAAAGTATTATTACCAATAAGGTAACGCGCCCTGCGGTATCAATGGGGACAAACCATGTTTAAAAATAAAGCATCTCGAACATACAACTTTGATATCAAAATCATGGTTGAAGCAGGTTCCGTATTAGGAATAATTCCTCACTCAAACTACACAGCCATCTTAAGTCAAAAAGATGTAAAGGCAGCTATCGCATCCGACATGAGAAACGTTGGTTGCGACATCCGTCGAGCAGCTAACATGTTAGGGGTTGGTCTATATCCTAGCGGAGAAACTCAAGCAGAGGTTAGCAAGAAAATTGGACGATCAAAATCAGCCGGAGAAGCCTACAATAGTGGATTCCGAAAAGGAAACGAGCAGGCATCCTTCGAAAAATATGCAAACCTCTACTGGGCAACAAAATCCTGAAGAGGATGAGTTTGAAGAAGTAGATGAAGAACTACGACGTGAAATAATCCAGAATCCTGATGCTTTTAGTCGGGTTCTGGACCGACCTGAAATACAAGAAATCATCATTTCTCATGAAGCATTCCAAGGGCCGTTGCCGCACCCTAGGATTCTGAGAGACTATGAAGCTGTTTTGCCTGGTGCCGCTGACAGGATTTTTAAACTTACTGAAGATGAGTTTAAACACAGGCATGACATGGAAGATAAAGCGCTAAACGGAGCGATTTTTCGGGATAAACGTGGTCAGAACTATGGCTTAAGCGCAACAATTTTTACCGTACTATGTGCTTTGATATTGGGTCTTACTGGCCATGATTTTTTAGCCGGGGCCGTTATCGGTACGGTGGTAGCAATCGCAACCATTTTTGTTTTGAGAAATAAACCAAAAAACAAACCTCAAAAAAAAGATGAAGATAAAGCCCCGTAAGGGGATTTTTTGTGTCTGGCTACCACACGGAAACCTATATTCACTAGTAAAATTTAACTTAAGGGAATACTTTTGATGAGCCACATTTGTGGCCTTAACTACACACAGGTATTACATGAAAAAAATATTCGCAATGCTTCTGGTAACTCTTTCTCTCGGCACTTCGATTCAGGCTTTTGCCGGCAGCTGTCAGCATGACAACGATACTGCATCGGATGGTTCACGATGCGGTGGAAGATCAGAGGACTCTCGCCCTGGTGGCAAAGGTGTCCGCTGATAAGCAGCCCAAACATAGAAATATGAATAACGCCTTCTTAAACTAAGATTTGTTCTATTTACGCCATTTCAGCCTCAACTCTTGCATTTTGTCCGAACTTGGCGTAGTTTTATCAAATCATGGGCGTTTATGTAGATGAGCGCTAAGAAGAATCAAAAAAAACCCCGCTTTGGCGGGGTTTTTTGCTTTCTGATGCTACTTTGTAATTTTAATATAAAGAAATCCTCAATATGGTCGATGTGCATTTTACTAATCATATTTTGGAATGTAGTAATGAAAAAAATCTTCATAGCAGTATTTTTTATGCTCAGTGGATGCACTAGTTCGGCTTATGAGAGTGGTTGGAACGGGAAAATCTCAGGGGAAGTGTTTCATGAATGTGCATTATCTTCATGGGCTCCCGGTTTTTATTTCAACGAAAACGTTGACCGTCTCGTTCCTTTAGGACTACTTACGCAAGATGAAGCCAGTAGAGCAAAACGACATGATGTTAGAGTTGGAGATAAGGAGTGTTTAGCTTATGCTGCGTATGGTTTTAACCCGTCAAAGTATCAATTCTCAAGTAACACGAAAAAACTTTTGCTCAGCCGATCTGTAGAATATCGTTGCGAGAAGTCCCCAATTCCGTGCCCCGGTAAATTAATCACTATCGTAGACGGTCGGGTGTCTGATATTGAAGACATTAACGTTAAAGAAGCGACAAACTAATTTTACAAATTTATTATTTCTCTGCATCAAATGAACCCGCCTTGTGCGGGTTTTTATGTATCAGCAGCATTGAAAGATGCACCAGCAAAGGGAAAGGCGTCAGCCGACGCAGCAGTAATGATGCTGCCCCGAGTCCCACAGGGAGCCAGATGCAGGTCCGAACTGCAATATGCGCTGGTGAGGGTTATTAAAGAAAAAGGCATACCGGTAGAGAAGCTCGAAAGCCAAACGAGCACCGGTTATTAGCGGCGAGGAGCGACATACGACTCAAGGGCATGAGCGCGGCCACTGCGAAAAGTGGTAAGAATTTTGGCCTCGCATATTCGGGGCTTTTTCGTTTCTACACATCAGGTAAGAGCATCGGCTTGGTAAGCTGGGACATTTCCGGCCAGTCAAAGGGGTTAATGCCCTTACCAAAAGCTTTACCCTTATTCCTGGCTAGTATCAATAATCGCTGAGCCAGAATAAACAGGGGGAGTGCAGCCTTTCAGTTCGCCATACACAACATTGCATTCAGAGTAACCACTATCTCTCTTGATGACTATTTCACCGTCATAATTTGATGAGCATGAGCCAACCTCTCCGCTATTAATCTCGCATAAAGAAACCTTTCCATCGCTTCTGAGTAGAGGGGCATTTTTCGTTGATGGATATGGCTGGCAATCTGAGAGATTGCCGACGTTGATACTGCACTGCAAGAGTTCCGCAAATCCTGAAAAGCTGGTGAGCATGCCGGTGAACATTAAGACAACGAAGATTTTATTTTTCATATACATGTCCTTATTGAGTAGTGCCGTCACTATAAAACACTTTCTAGAAACTGCCGATTGGCGGCCTTTTTTATACCCCCAATTCGGTTGGGAGGACACCTAAAGCAATAATTTGGGTGATACTACTTCAACATAGTAGTAATGAGTTTCTTAGGCTGTTTAGAATCACCAGTTTGCAATAGCTCGACAAGTTCGCTTTTGGTGACTTCACGGCCGCATGATGCACAACTAACGTCAGCGAAGTTAGCTTCCAGATTAAAGTCATTTGGGTAAATGAGAAATTCGCATCGACAAATGGAGCAGCTAAACTTATCCAGAACAGTCTCAATATGCATTGAATCATCCTCTTTAAAATGATTTGAATTCAATAGAATAAAGCAAGGATTTCCTTTAGGAGAACTCTTGATATATCTGCAAATGAAAATGTACGCTTGAATCTTGCTTTAGTAAATCTCGTGGGGAAGTAAAAAATAGCCATCACCATCGTTCGTTTGCTGGATGCCTGCTATCTTATGTAAAACATCACGTGAGACTATCAGCATGAAGCTACTAACTAACGAATTTGAGTATCGAGAATGGATGCATAATGACTACCTTCATTTGGATGAGGAGTTTCCTTCGGTTTTCGGACCTGACGAGCTTGAAAGAGAAATCCTACGTCAGGCACCCAAAGAATTCCCTTGCCTTGCACAACTTGTAGAAGGCGAGGGTGCCTACTCCCTACAGTCTGTTCAATTCATATATCGATCCCAGATAGAAGAGTGGGCAAAACTGTTCGGCATTGTTAAATAGTCAAAATGAATATTCTAACGGGCTGCCTATGGGCGGCCTTTTTTACATCCTCAATTCTGACCTGCCCCCAGGATTAGATACAACCGTCAGTTAGTAATGTCGGTTTGTTTACCTTCACATTTTCCATTTCGCCACCGTGCTGCAAACTCTGATGGCGTCAGATAATTCAGTGCCGAATGTGGACGACACTCGTTATAATCCTGCCTCCAGTCGTTAATGGTTTTCCTGGCGTGAACGATATCGCTGAACCAGTGTTCGTTCAGACACTCATCGCGAAAGCGTCCGTTAAAACTCTCAATAAATCCGTTCTGCGTTGGCTTACCTGGCTGGATAAGCCGTAGTTCCACACCATGCTCAAAGGCCCATTGATCGAGCGCGCGGCAGGTAAATTCCGGGCCCTGATCGGTTCTTATTGTCGCCGGATAGCCCCGAAACAACGCGATGCTGTCCAGAATACGCGTGACCTGAACGCCTGAAATACCGAAAGCAGCGGTGATCGTCAGACACTCCTTCGTGAAATCATCCACACAGGTCAGGCACTTGATCCTGCGACCGTTGACCAGTGCGTCCATAACGAAATCCATCGACCATGTAAGGTTCGGCGCATCCGGGCGAAGAAGCGGAAACCGTTCGGTCGCCAGCCCTTTACGGCGTCGTCTGCGTTTTACGCTCAGTCCATTAAGGTGGTAAATACGGTATACCCGCTTGTGATTGACGTGAAGGCCCTCCCTACGCAGCAACTGCCAGATACGCCGATAACCAAAACGTCTGCGTTCAAGCGCCAGCTCAGTAATACGCCC